GTTAAGGGCAACTGAATGCTCCACCGGTGAGGCCGTAAAAGTGCGAATCTTATTTTCTAACAACTTTTCCGCGGCACGAAGCTCTCGCTTCTGACTACACGTCCATATAGGTCGCATAGGCCGTTCTGCCTCATTCCCTAGCATTTTCCAAAAATCAGCAAGCATGTGCTTGGGACCCGTATCTAAGAAACCACCTTTCGAGTGGAAATCAAGAGACATTGGATAACCCACAGACGTTGTCCGGTCACATTCCTTAACGCAAGTTTCCTCGCTCAGTACATGTGATCCGCCCATGTGTCGCATGAAATGCTGTAGAGTCCATTCTCCGGCAATAGCCCAGCTTTTCTCATTCAATTGAGGCTGTGCTTTGTCATACTTACTAACACTCTTAAAAGAGGCGTTCAGATTGGGAATGACCCCACGATAAGCTGTTCCGACAAAGAGTTTCTTCTCTAAGCAGAATTCATCTAACGATGTATTAGGTGCCCATTCGTCGCCGCCCTGTTTTACATAGCGGTTGGCTCTGCCTACGAAATCGACATTTCCCTTAACAAAGTAATGATGAAAGTGATTTGATGGTCTCCACGGGAGATCTCCGGGAGAGATTTCATTCCAATCCAAGTCCTCAGACTGACGTCCCACTAATATCCCAGGCTCCAAGCTTCGACGCTTAAAAACCTCTTTGGTTACGTAGTTTTCATACCACTTCTCCCAAAGGGGGAGCTCGGGTAGTGGGACATCTAGTTTTTCTGAGGAGAACCGGTGGCCGCAGATACAATCTGCGGTGTGATGGTGAGAAACACGTTCTCAACTCCACCACGAGTCGAATTGTGGAATCCCACCACTTTGCCTGATTCGGCATCGACTACAACACCAGTACAATTACCATCAATTGACGACAGCTTATAAATTCCGACTTGATGCTTCGTCACACAAGAGACAGACATTGAGTCCACCTCATCCTGAATGCGCAAGATTTTTCCTGCGTCCCAGCTAACATTACTATTAGCAAATTTTTCATCAGTATCATATGCATACATAGCAACCTTTCGGCCAACTACAGGAAATGCATGTTGCAACTGTGGAAACTCCTGCAAAGAGGAGGGACGGGGAAAACAAAGAAGATCATAGGCCAATTTCTTGCCTGAACTTCTCGGTGCAGTATGTTCGACCACGTTTCCGTTAAATCGAAAAGAGAATTTGATGTTATCGCTTTCTTCCTTGAATATGTGCTCACACACAACAATCACATTCCACATCATCACTGCGTTCAAACAGCGTGTTCCGATGCGTGCCAATCCAAGGGCGCCTTGTACTTTGCCAATATCAAAGCGTTTCCCATTTATCGCAGACTCTTGAATGTCTTTTGACTTATGGAGAAATTCACACTTTTCACCCAACTTACAATTTCCTTTCTTGAAAAAGTAGCAGGGCTGTGAACTCTTGTTTGGACACGATTTTCCTACATGACCAACTACACCACAGACAGAACACTTCCCTTTAGGGTGTTTCTTGTCAAGGTCTTTCTTCACCTTACTCACAGCGTTTAACAGCTTTGATGCTGCCGAACGTTGAGCGGATTCGTTGGTTCCATGCATAAAATCATTGAGGAGACCAGCATGCGGGAGGTGAGAGGGGACAACAAAGTTGTCATCTCTCTTGGTTTTCACCAAGTTGCCTCCGTTATCACGGGTCCAAATCGCTGAATTGTCATCATCACCGGGCTTTTGGTATGAGGCATGGGCTTTCGCACCACGCGCCACCTTTCCAGCTCTAGTTTTCTGACGTTTCGCTTTAGACTTGGCACCTTCCTGCACACTATAAGTCCAACCACATTTCTTGCACTTCAGCTGATTAGCTTGGTGCACACACTCTGATTTCGTTTCAACACTACTTTCAGGCATGGCGGTAAGACTAGGGTATCCTGGAGGATCACACTCACGCCAATGCATACATTTCAAGCCACCACAATGAATGTTACAACACTTTTTCGCGCTGATATCAATCTTGTGATTTGCCTTGTACCACGGGCAGATATGTTTTCCAGTTGTGACGTGACAACAACCATCCTGAGCTTCCTTTTTCTCAGGTTTGTGAGCGGCTTTCGCCGTCTTATCTTTCGAGGCATTTTTCCTCGGTTGTTGTGTCCTTGCTTCAGCCTTCTCTGCTTTAGCTTTAGACTTTTCCTTCTTTTTGCCTTTGCGTTCTTCCTTATGTAGCACTTTGACTACTAAGAGCAGAACCGCGAACAGAACAATCATAACTACTGGAAGTAGCCACGGTCGCTCTGTACACTGTTTCTTCAATGCGTTGAGGTGAACCAGATCTTCTGTCTGGCCCCACATCTCACGGAGGGCATCAAAGGCTTTAGAAGGCACATCAGGGGTAGGAGTAGTCGATGTCGCGACATATCCTAGCCCACGCGTATCACCAGGCACGCGAAGCGCACTAGCAGTTGACGTTGAAGCCAATGGTTTCGGAAGAAGAGCAGCTTGACGCTGCAACTCTAACATAAAAGGCTTAACTTTAGCTGCTGGTGTATCTAACGATAATTCAGCTGTAAGAGGGAGGGATTCAGAATCAGATTTAACATCATCATCTTTACCCTGCTTTCGTTCCTCGAGCTTTTTATCGATAGTCTCAGTTAATTTACTGACACTCGCTTGCACAAACTCCACATGATCCATACTCATTGCAGGTGCGACATCATTGCCGCCAAACAAACTACCAAGGATCGAAACCCCAGTACAAGCTGTTGAAGCCATCTGAGCGATGAACTTCACCTGCTTCCACATATCAAATGCGAAAGATAGACCATTATAGAGCATCATAGGAACGATGACAGTTAATGCCAAACAATCAAACAGTTTGAACACCTTACTTGAAGTAAGCTTTTCTAAGCTTTCCTTCTTTTCAGCGTGTCTCACAAATAACGAACGACACAAATAATACACTGCACCGACCATCGCTGCCATAGTAGCGACGCTTACCCCAGTTTGAACTGAGGAGGCAACAGGAGCCACGAAAGAAGAGACTTTTTGCTCTATCTCCGCTACCTTCTGTTCCACGGAAAGTTGTATTTGAATGCCAGCGTTTTGTACTTGCTGCTCAATATTGACACCAACATTATTCACCGACCTTTCGATAGATGTAACACGTTGATTCAAGTTCTCGACAATTCTTTCCACAGACTCTTTCACCCACAAGCACGCCTTTGCGACGTACCAGCCTGCAATTAAGCAGAGGATTACAAAAGACCAGGAATTCGAAGCCACAGCGACAAAAGAGTCACCATTCTCCGCTCTCACACCCAACATCCACCATGTAGAAGACAGGACAAATATCACAAGGAGTATTGCAGCAGCACCAACAAAGTTGAGCCGGCATTGAGCCTGAGTGACATGACCCTTAAAGGACGTTAACACCTCTGCTGCTTCTTGAAGCACTTTACAGAGTGGAACTTCCTGCTTCACCTGAGGAATGGATTCCTCCAATTTGAATTCATCATCAACAATCAAAGGATTGCGCCAGTCTTTCAGTTCATCGAGTCGCCTGTCCGTTTTCATACGGAACACATTTGAACGGTGCTTACGCCCCGCCAGGTGGTCAAGCCACGGCTGCTCAGTTTCACATCGGACACGACACATTTCACAATACATTGTCATAATCAGAAAATCAGAGAGAGAGAGATCAAGATTTTACCCGTTAGTTCGGACTATGTCTAATAGTACGACAAATCTCAGCCAAGATGCAATTCACTTCAATGTGTTGCAACTCAGTAACAGGAGTTGAGAGATCGATTCGGTTCACAGAAAGCTTCAATGCTTGGGGTAGACGAACAAATTAAAACGATTGTTAAATTTAAAATTGAACAATGAAAA